CCCAGGAGGTGGAGCTAATGGTAAAGTAGGAGTTGGTTCTGGTTCAGATGCACCTGTTAATTTAGGTGGCGGTGGCGGTGGTAATGGAAGTGATTCTGGACAAGGTGCTAGAGCTGGTAATGGTGGATCTGGTATAGTAATAATAAGGTATAAATTTCAATAATTATGACAAGTAAAATTAAAGTAGATAATATTTCAGACCAAAACGATAATAACATTATCAATGAAAGTGGTGATGTAATTACAGTTGGTGCAGCTGGTGATACAGTTGCAGTTGCAGGAAACATTGTAAAATCAAATGCATATCAAGCAGCTGATGGTGGAAACATTGCAAGTCAAAGCGGTACAACAATTACATTAGGTGCTTCTGGTGATACAGTATCACTTGCTAGTGGAGCAAGTCAGACAGGTTTTGGAAGAACAGGAACTGTCGATTGGCAGACAACACCAAAGACTGCAACATTCACTGCAGTAAATGGTGAAGGATATTTTATAAATTCAGGAAGTGCTATAACAATGAATTTACCAGCAGGATCTGCTGGAGCAATAGTTTCAGTATCTGATTATGCAAGAAATTTTGCAACATATAATTTAACAATAAGTCCAAATGGTTCAGAAAAAATAGGTGGAGTTGCATCAGATTTAACATTAAATGTAAATGGTCAAGCAACAACTTTAGTATATGTTGATTCTACTAAAGGATGGGTTAACGTTCAAAACGCAGAAGACACACAAACAGGAGTTGTAGAATTTATATGTGCTACAGGTGGAACTATAACTAACACTCCAACTTGCAGAATTCATACATTTACAGGTCCAGGAACTTTTACGGTTAATGCAGTATCGTCTTGCTCTAGTAGAAATAATGTGGCTTATATGGTAGTTGCTGGTGGAGGAGCAGGTGGTTTTAGTAATGGTGGAGGTGGTGGTGCTGGAGGTTATAGAGAAGGAAAATGTAATCCCGTGACACCTTACACTGCTTCACCTGGAGCTACTACAGGGCATACAGTAACAGCAACAGCTTTTCCAATCACAGTCGGAGCTGGTGGAACATATCCTGGCGGTGGTGGTTGTGGTGGTTGTGGAAGTCCTTCAGTATTTTCTTCTTTTACATCTACAGGTGGAGGTGGAGGAGGTAACTCCAGTTCTACAGGAAAACCTGGAGGATCTGGTGGAGGTGGTGGTAACAACAATGCAGGCGGAAGTGGAAACACTCCTCCAGTTAGTCCACCTCAAGGAAGAAATGGCGGTTCATCAAGTGGAGCGGGACCTTCATATGGTGCATCTGGAGGTGGTGGCTATTCAGGAACTGGAGGAAACGGTAGTGGTAGTTCTGGAGGAAACGGTGGTTCTGGTACAACATCTTGTATTACAGGAAGTCCAGTAGGTCGAGCTGGTGGAGCAGGTGGAGCTAATGACCCTCCTTCTCCTGCACCTAGTCCTGGAGGAAGTGGTGGTGGTGCTGGAACTAATGGAAGTCCGTCAGGAACTGGAAACGCAGGAACAGTTAATACAGGTGGTGGTGGCGGTGGTGGAACTACACACGGATCTGGATCAGGAGGTGGATCTGGTGGATCAGGAATTGTTGTAATAAGATATAAAATTGCATAGGTAAATTATGAGTGAAGTAAAAGTAAATAAAATTAGTCCAAGAACAAATTGTGGAACGGTACAGTTAGGAGATAGTGGAGACACTATAACAATTCCTAGTGGTGCAACGATCACTAATAATGGAACGGCGGCAGGTTTCGGTGCTACTGGTGCAGCTTCTTGGGATACAACAGTTAAAACATCAGGATTCACAGCAGTAAGTGGTGTAGGGTATTTTGTAAATACAACTAGTGGAGCGATCACAGTAACTCTACCAGCATCACCTGACGCTGGAGCGGTAGTTGCAATAAAAGATTACGCAAATACATTTGATACAAATAATGTAACATTAGCTAGAAACGGATCTAATATTGGTGGAAGTGCTATTGATGCAACTTTATCAATTGAGGGTTTAGCTGTTACTTTAGTTTATGTAGATGCCACAAAAGGTTGGTTAGTAACAGATTCAGGTTTACAATCAGAATCACCTACAGCATTATATGTCACTGCTACTGGGGGAACAGTTACTACTTGCGGTGATTATAAAATTCATACGTTTACAGGTCCAGGAACTTTTACAGTTTGCTCTGTAGGTAATCCTGCAGGATCAAATTCAGTTTCATATATGGTAGTTGCTGGTGGTGGAGGCGGTGGTAGAGGTACAACAGTGCCAGCTGCTGGTGGTGGAGGCGGTGGTGGAGCTGGTGGATTTAGAGAAGGTAAAACTTCTTCTGATTGTTATACAGCTAGCCCATTAAACGCACCAGCAGGTTTACCAGTTTCAGTTCAAGCTTATCCAATCGCGGTTGGTGGAGGTGGTGCAGGTAGTGGTAGTGATCCTGCAGGTGGTTCAGGGGTAAATTCCACTTTTTCAACAATTACTTCAGCAGGTGGAGGTGGAGGAGCTTTTGCTGCAACAAATTTAAGTCCTGGAGTTGATGGTGGATCTGGCGGTGGAGCTGGTGCTGGAAATCCATCTGCTTCAGGTGCACCAGCTGCAGGTGGTTCAGGAAATACTCCTCCGGTAAGTCCGCCTCAAGGTAATGATGGAGGAACAATTACTTATGCTGGATGGAGAACTGGAGGCGCTGGTGGTGGTGCTCTTAATGCAGGAACAACAAATCCATGTACTCAAACTCAATCCATAGGAGGTGCTGGTGCTGGTACAGAAATTAATCCAAGTCCATCTTATGGTACATCAGGTCCAAGTGCACCTTTAAGATATTTTGCTGGTGGTGGTGGTGCTGGTAGCGGTGTAAGTGCTGAATCTAGAACTACTAGTGTAGGTGGAGGTGGACAAGGAATGGGTGATGATAGTATTTTATGGACATCTGGAACCACTAATACTGGCGGCGGTGGTGGTGGAGGTACAGATTCTCCTGCTCCAAATTTAGGTTCAGGAAATGGTGGATCAGGAATTGTTATTATTAGATACAAATTTCAAAATTAATATGTATTTACTAGTATTTAAAATTAATATATAATAGGAGATAATTATGGCACATTTTGCAAAACTAGGAGCTAACAGTAAAGTTATTCAAGTATTAACCTTGAATAATTCTGATATGCTCAATGCTGATGGAGTTGAAGATGAAACAGTAGGACAACAGTATTTAGAAACTCACAATAACTGGCCTGCGCAAATGTGGATTCAAACATCTTACAATACATCTGGTGGCACACATTCAGGTGGTGGTACAGCATTAAGAGGAAACTACGCAGGTATAGGTTATACTTGGGACGAAGATGATCAAATCTTTTGGCCTAAAAAACCTTATGCATCTTGGGTAAAACATAATGCATCAGCTTCTTGGAAATCACCAATTGGTGATGCTCCAGCATTGACAGCTGAACAAGAATCACAAAATACAGCTAATACTCATTCTTGGAGTTATGTTTGGAATGAAGCAAATACAACTTGGGACTTGACAGACGCTTTAGCATAAATTAAAAATGGTGGTGGTATGCAGAAGAAAGTATTAACAGAACAATCATTATATTATGGTGATGTCGATATGCCTAAAGATTGGGATATTGACCGAGATAAATTATCAGGCGACATCCTACAATCAGTAATTCAAAACAAAGATTTTCCGTTTTCAAAAACTTGGGATATGTTAAATACATATATGAGAGACTTTATTGGTCTTGATTATGATATCAATTTAGTTAACAAAGAAACGTGGGGAAATATCTATAAACCTGCGGAAACAACAATTCCTTTATTAAATATTGATCCGGTGGATCTACGAAACTCTCCAGATTATACATTATTATATGGTGTAAAAGTCAAAGATTGTTTTGTTCGAATACACTTTGAAGATAACAGACGTAAAGGTAGAAGTTGGGACATAGAACTTAAAAATAATATGTTCATAATGTTTCCCTCAACGAATATGTATTACCTAACCAACAATCAAAAAGATTCATTAAATTTTGTACAAACAATAACTTATGAATATATCTAATTACTATTGGTATTTTAGTGGTGTGCTTACACCAAAGTTTTGTGATGATGTTATAGCTTATGCAAATTCACAAGAAGAAGTAATGGCTAGAACAGGTGGCTATGGAGATAGAAAATTAAAAAAAGAAGAAATAAAAGATTTAAAAAGAAAAAGAAACTCTGATTTAGTTTGGTTAAATGATACTTGGATATATAAAGAATTACATCCATATGTTCACGAAGCAAATAGACAAGCTGGTTGGAACTTTGAATGGGACAGATCAGAATCGTGTCAGTTTACAAAATATAAACACAACCAATATTATGATTGGCATTGTGATGGTTGGGATAAACCTTATAAAAAAGAAGGACCCGACAATGGTAAGATTCGAAAACTATCTATGACTTGTCAATTAACAGATGGTTCAGAATACACAGGTGGTGAATTAGAATTTGATTTTAGAAACTACGATCCACATATGAGAGATGAAGACAAACACTTGAGAAGAGCAAAAGAGATTTTACCAAAAGGATCTATTATTGTATTTCCATCATTTGTTTGGCATAGAGTTAAACCAGTAACATCAGGCACAAGATA